TATTTGTGATGAACCACTTACTAAACCACTTGGTAGTTGCTCTGATGAAGATACTATACCACTCGGTATATTTGATATAAGTGGATAGTCTATTTGAGAACTTCCACTTACTACTCCACTCGGTACAGTTTGGGGTGGTAGGTTAGTTAAACCACTACCATCCCCTACGAATGCTGATGCAGTAACATTACCCTCAACAGTTATACCACCAGTAAAGGAGGCAGATACATCTAATGCAACTGAATCAATTATATCTTGGTTAAAGTTTCTTAATGCTTCAGCAGTAATTGCTCCTGCATTGTTATTGGGAAAACTACTTTGGTTCTCCCCTGTCAGTTGTGCTTTTGTCTTATCGCTCATCTTATTCTATTGTTGTTATATCAAATGCGTTGGAGAATGCACTTGAGTATGCACCCCTATTAGTTATAGTACTTTCTATCTTACCAATTCCTTGATTGATTAGTAAACCATCACAGCAATCAGTTGAGTATTTATTGGAATCTAAACAAAGGCATCCCCTCCTTGAGTTCTTTGGAGAGGATAAACCTTGGGTTGGCCCGATGTAAATACCACTATCTTTATCTTTTCTTAACTTTCTAAAGTATGACATACTGAGTTTCTTTATGAATATAACAATCCAATCAATTCAAATCGTATATCAATTACTTGGTTTTATACTTTGCCAACATCTCTTTATGTAATAACTTCTCTGTCAGTTGTTTATCACTTAAATACGCTAAATACAAAAGGCATTGTTCTAATGGTTGTTGGGTTACTTCATCAAGCTTGAGTAAATCGTCTCCGGCGAGTTGGACAACTGATGAATAATCTCCCCACTTTCTTCCAAAATTGATTTGATGCTGGGATATGTCTCCATCTGGTTCATCGTAGAGTTCAGGATACTTTTCAATAAGGTCTTGTATAAACGAGTGAAGAAAAAAAAACCACCAAAGTGAACGTTCATACTCACTTCTTCCCACATTTCTTTATTCCATTCTTCCCAACCAGTATAAGGTGCTATTTCATATAGGGCACCTCTGGTTTTAGTTATTGGTCTGTATAGTATCTGCATAATAGATAACCAGTCATCATTCATCTGTATATCCTTAAACTTACTTATATCTAAATAAGCACCATAAGCCATTTTAGAGAGGTTTGGTTCAAATCCATACTCTACATCACCTATCTTAACGATACGCTGTAATTTGTAATCTGTGGTGTTTAGGAAGGAATATAAATCTTGCTTTATCTTACTCAATGTTCCTTCATCTAATTTCATTATCACATCAGTTGATAAATCACATAAATGTGATACTAATATCATATTCTGTGCATCTTCTTCTCCTTCGTAGTTCTTCAACTCTTTCTGCAACTTCATCCATTTCTTAAAAGTTATTGCTGAGTAATCAACGGGTACTCTAATCTCTATCTGTTTCTTCATAAGTTATATCTATTATTTCTATATTGTTATTTTCTTTTCTTTGTAATTCCATATTCAAGTGACCTATATGTGATTTGAGTTGTAGTATATCACCTCTTTGTTTAATGACCTTACCTCTTTCCAAAGTTAGTTCACTTGTTAGTTTCTCTATCTTCCAACAAAGATGTTCTACTTGCTCATTTGTATAATCGGTCATTATCTAAAACTTAAACTATATGTACCATAATTCTTCTTCTTCTGTGATAGCATATACGAGCAAATGTATCTTGATGCATCAATCCCATGGTCTTTACTTCTACCATCTGGCACATTTATTGGATTGTTTGCTTTATCTTTCATCCATTGATACGAATAAAACTCATCTATCAAATTGTTTGAGTTCTTTGTAATGTATATCTTATGCTGTTTCATTATATCAATACCATTTACGATACTGTCCTTACCTTTTACAGCAGGTTTGATGTTTATACCCATACGGAAGATTTCATCAATTGTACGAGGTTCTGATGAATCTCCAATTACTTGTGCAGTACCTAACATTTCAAATGTATTTTTAATCATACTACCAATCTGCGAAGTTAGTAATCCTTTTTGATAAAAGATTTCGTGTAAGATAATTCCTTCATTAAACTTCATCAATGCTATCATAGCAGTTTCATCATTGGTATATCCCCAGTCAATACCATAACCTATTAGTTCTGCTTCTTCTGGTATAATATCAATAGTAGTAAAGTTATCAAAGATTAAGCCTTCACTCATACCGAACTCGCCTGTTCCATACACTGTCCAATAAGAAGGTGATGTTTCTTTCAGGCGTTCAATCTCCTGAACTATATTTGTTTCAAGGAACGGATTATCATTGTAAGTAGAAATGTACAACTGTGCCTCTGGGTGTGGGTGTACTTGTGTAGTTATCCAATGCGTTTGTGGTGGGAAGGAGGGGTTATATGCTAATATGGTTTTATCCGTTGTTCTTATAAAGAGTTGGAAGTAATCTTCATAATCTAGCTCATTAGCTTCATCAATGAATAATATATCTCTCTTTGTTCCTTTTCTTCTTTCTGAATCTTGAACTGAAAGGAATTCTATTATACTACCATTATCAAAAAAGTAAGAGTTCTCTGTTGCTCTCCACTTATCTTCATCCCATATACCGAACCCCTTCATTATCCCTTTAAAGTCTCTAAGAGCAGATATTCTTAAAGAGGGGAATGATTTCCTTACAATGGAAATCATCAATCCCTGCTTCTCTAAAGCCTGTACAATAAGGTATTGAACTGCGGAGTAAGATTTAGATGAACGAGTTCCACCTTGTAGAATACAAATACGAGGACCGTATAGTATATCAGTAAAAGTTTTACTCGTCTTTATGTTCAGTTCCATCTTTACCCTTTTGTATAATTTCTACCGTTATCTGTTCTACCTTTGCATTTACATCAGCATCTAATTTCATTTCAGTTGATTTTAATTTCGGTAAAGAATACTCAAACAACTTAACAAGTAAACCAAGTGCTTTGGCAGGGTCTTGTTCTCTGAGTTTATGATAATCTTCTTTCATATAATCTAAACCCTCATTAATCATACGCTGTATATTAACCTTCTGCATCTCAGAGGAACGATTGGCTGAACCTTTTGGCCTTCCAAACTGATTTCCATTCCAATTTTTACCTTTTTTAAATCCCATAGTACTATCCTAGTATTTAACTATTATAACATCTACTACTCATTTTGTTGTTGAACACTTCGTTTCTCTGCTCGTATAGCATCTAACTTCTGCTTTCTTCTTACTGTCTTAGGTTTAGTATATGTTCTTCTATCTTTGTATTCATCTAAATGTCCTACACTAAATGCCATACTCTTAAATCGTTTAAGGGCTTTGTTTATATCACCCTTTATTACTCTTACTGTAACTTTACTATTCTTCATACTAATATTCTATTTTTGGTTGGTATTTACCTTTTGCTACTCTTTCCCTTACTTCTACCTCTCTATCTGATAAGGTTGCCCATACCCATTTTTGATAATTTCCATTGGGTTCTAATAATAAATCAGTTAGTTCTTTCAGGTATTCTTTCCATACTAACCAATCTTCAGCTGATAATCTTTTAGTATTTTTTGTTTGAAATGAATTACAATCACAAACAATATGTGGTGGGTATTTATTTATTATCTTTTCTTTTTCTTCTTTAAAGGCTTGGTATTCTTCAAAGTTGTATAATAAATTGTATTTTGTTTTACTTGCCATCTCCTTCTTTTTTGAATGGGTTATTTAGTTTATCTTTTAAGTGCATTTTAATTTTCCGTATATTAAGAAATGTGGTTGATTTACTTATTCCTATTTCCTTTGATAGTTCTTCCATTGTCATATCACTAAACTGGTACATTTCATATAATTTAGCAGAACTCCACATTCTGCTCTTCTTTAATTCTTCTAACTCTCCTTTTAAACATACCCACGTCTCTTCTAAGCGATTATCTCCTTCGTAATCATACTCATCATCCAACTCCTCACTAAACGTTTCTGTATAGGTTATTTTCTTATCTCGTTTCTTTTTGTTAAGAAACCGAGAAGATAAGAATAGTTGGCAATACTTTAAGTTAAATGAATCTTTATAAAAAAG